GAATAAAACCAGCCTAACTCTTGAATTAAATCAAACATTTTAATTATCTTTGTCCTTTCTTAATGTTTCTATTTTATGAGGTATAGAAATCACATCTCCTGTTTTAATTCCAATGCCTCCTATTTTAATTAGTTCTGTACCAAAACATCCAAATAAAAACAAAGATAAAACTATTATAAATGGTTTCATTTTTTTTTCTTTTTTTTAGTTTGTCTTCTTTGATTACCAAAGCAATCCCATTTTTTATGATATGCTTTTAATAGTTTTGCAATAGCTTTTTTATAACTAGATAGTGTCATATAGTTTGACCTGCAGCATCAGTTGTTAAGTTCTTTATAATTTGTTTATTCATTTTAACTTGATTGTCTACTTGTTTTTCTAACGCATCTGCAATTCTTTTTAGATATTCAGATATATCGCTGTTAATAACTTTTATTTCTTCTAAAGTTTGATGAACAGTAACACCACCAAAACCATCTACAAAACACATAGTAAGTTCTTCAATAGACTTATTTATTTCATCTAATTGTTTTAATAATTCTGTTTCCATAATTATTTTTTCTCCTTATAATTTCCATTTAAAAGTTTTTTCTTAAATGCTTCAACAGATATTTTAAGTTTTGTTGCCTGAAATTCGCAATAATCATTTAACAGTTTTGATATCATTGCAGCAGGGGCTCTATATTTTTTATCACATATTGCTTTCAATAAATCATGATCTTCGATTCTGACTGCAACACTTTTCCATTTAGTTATGTCCATGTTTTCTCCTTATTGTTTACATTAAAAAAGGTGCTATTAATAAAAATAAAATTCCAAAAGAAATTTTAGGTACAAGCATCATAATTAAAATAATAATTATGGGCCAAAATAACGGACTACCAAGATGCATTATTCTTTCCTTTCAAATAGTTCATCATGAATTAAATCACTAGCTAATTCATCTGAGATAAAAGTTTTGTGATTGCCTTCTGGAGTAACATAAAATAATTTTTTTAACTCTCCATGGTATCGACCAAATTCGTATGAATTTTCGATTGGGTTTCCGTTATAATCATTATCAGGAACCTTACTAAGAATTTGATCTATCTTAGAAATAATCTCCTGTAATATTTTACTCTTGCATTGTATTTTCATTTTTTTCCTTTCTCCCATTGATATAAGACAAAATAATAATAAGTCAAGCGTATATTTTAGCTTGATTTTATTGGTTTTTTTGCATATAAAATATAAATGCTTGATTATAATAACATTTTTATGGTAAGATAATCCTATGAAGTCTTATCGCTTCACCGTTCGGTTCGCAGGTCAAAGAATTACTCATGACTTTAAGGCAACCAATGATGATGATGCAGGTAAAGTCTTCATCAACGAACTGAAAGCTGGTAAAGGTAAGTGGGTTAAAGAAATCACTTATACACCTAGCAAGATGTTCATAACATATGAGGAACTGAGTGCACCTTCAAACTGAAGAAACTCTAATTGCTCAAAAGATGAAATTGGAATCCAAATGGAATTTCCAATACTTAGAGCAAGGCCAAGAAACTCTTGATATGTTGCATATTGAATTGGAGCTTAAAAAAATAAAAGCACAATTAAGAGAAATTGCACATAAAAGAGCTTGGTTAGAAATTAAGACAACTGAAGAAGAAATAGAACAAATAGATTCTATAGCTTCCTAAGTTAAAATTTAAATTATTTTGTAACTCCTTCTTTCAGGAGATGCATACACTTGTCTGTGTATTTTTCCATTGGTGGCTTAAATAAAAATTCAAAATCTACAGGTGGATTTTTACTCGTATGTAATTTCCATACCACCACATTTAATTTAGATAAAAAATTTAATTCTCTATCATCTCTTGCTTTGTAAAATAAACTTCCTTCAGCAAGTTTTAATTTAGATAAAATTTTAAATCGATGATTACCATTTCTTAAAGTATTATTTACGTCTACAACCATTGGACAAAGTAATCCATGTTTTTCCATATTTTCTTTAATTGTATTTTTAAGTTCGTTATGCGTTGCGTGCACGACTTTTATGTTATCAAAATATATTAACTCTAATCTATTTGGAAACAATTGATACCATGGGTGCACAATGGTCCGTGATGCGTGGTCCTTGACTCTAAGAAGCTTGTCCAAAATCGTCTCCTAAGTTTACGTCCACGACACTTGGTACTTTAAACTCCATACAATTTTCCATAATATGTTTTATTTTAATCTCATCTCCTGGCTTTACATTAAAGCACAATTCATCATGGATTTGTAATATTGGTAAATAACCTTCTTGATAACAACTTACAATAGCTTGTTTAGTTTGATCTGCTGCACTGCCCTGTATTAATCTATTTAAAGCCTTGTAGGTAAAAGCACGCTTAATGTTGTTTGCACCATATTTAGCTGCAGCATTCTCAAATTTTTCAGGGGTATGAATACCAAAGTCCATTGGTTCCCATAAATCAAATCTACACTTACGACCTTTCTTGGTTCTAATTACACCTTCACTATTTGCTTTTTTCATACATCTGTCAGATAATAGTTTTACAAATGGAACCTTTCTATTATATTTTGATATTAGCAATTCTGCTTCTTCTTTTGATAAACCTAGCGAATTAGCAAGTTTATTTTTACCCATACCATACATTAAACCTAAGCCAATAGTCTTAGCTTGTGATCTTTCAATACCAACTAAATCAGCTACTGTTTGGTGAAAGTCTGCAGAAGCATTTTCATAAGCTTTAACTAATTCATTAGAACCTTCATATCCTTCACCTATAGATGCTGCGTAATGAACGACCATTCTTGGTTCCTGTTGTGAATAGTCAAACGATCCCCACTTATATCCTTCTTCCGGTAAGAATAAGCCTCTAATCATAGGACCAAATTCTTTATTACGTGCAGGTAATTGCTGTAAGTTAGGGTTAGACATTGAGATACGACCAGATACAGTTCCACCTTGATCAGATCTTAATTGATTAATCTCGGCATGGATTCTACCCTTGTGATTATATTTCATAATAGAATTTAAAAATGTACTATGGAATTTGTTTATCTCTCTTGCTTGCACAATAAGTTTTGATATTTTATGAGGAGAATTAATTAACCAATTTTGCGTAAATGAAGGTTCACCTGTCTTTTCCGTCCTCGGATAAGCTATATGTAATTTATCGAATGCATCGGCGATATTTCTTGCTGCCCAGATATCTACATCTTTACCTATTAGTTTTTTTATTTCTGATAACACTACCTTTTCTCTGGCTACAAATTCTCTTGCTAATATTTCTGCTTTACCAACATCGACACGAACACCACGCTGACGCATCTGTATTAAAATTGGAAGTAAGTCGGATTCCATCTCCCAAGTCGTAATTAAATTTTGTTTATGTAGTTCATGTTTAAACACTTGCCATAGTCGGTACGTGATCCGTGCATCTTGTTCTGCGTAAAATCCAACATGCTCTGCAGGAAGCTTCCACATTTCTGCTTTAGGATCGACACCATGATCTTTGGCTGCTTCAATCAAATCTGTTTCAGCTTTCATCTCGCCAATATATTCTTTAGCTAAATTATTTAATGCGAATGAATATCTACTCTCATCAATCAGTGCTGCTGCAACCATTGTATCTACAATAGGACCATTAACTTTAATTCCCATAGCCCCTAACCAACCAATATCATATTGAGCATTGTGAAATATTTTTGTGTTAGGTAATGCACACACATCCTTCATGTACTTAATGACTTGTGGCTCGATCATGTTTCCACCACCCAAATGTTTAAATGGATAATAAGCTTGCCAACCATCTACAGCTACAGCAAAACCAATCACATAACCTTTATTCATTGCCCAACCTGCGCCAAGACCTTCGTTAATTCCATCGTCTCTTGTTTCCAAGTCAATTGCTATTTCAGGATAGCCGGATAAATCTTTATACTCGTTTGGACAAGACCAAATACTTTTTTTAAATGTCATTGATAGTTGTAAACTAGTCATTGTAATCTCTTTCTAAAACCATTTCTAAATAATGAATTGCTTTTAAAATATCTTCTTTCTTACCTTTTAATTTGTGTCTACAAATATATTTAATTGCATTACCTTCTGCAAAAGGAAGTCCGTTTTCGTTTATAAATTTTGATGGTTGTATTTTCATATTTTTATAGTGACTACCACCTACTTGTTTAAAAAATGTTTTATTGGTCATTTTCCTTTAAATAAACTAAATAATCTTTACCGATTGGATAATTATACTTATAATCAGTTGATAGCAAGTGAATTGTATCTTTTGCTCTTGTTACTCCTGTGTAATAAACTCTTCGTTCATCTGACTTCTCAAACTTACTTTTGTTATTAAAATCTGATAACCAATTAGCTTTAGAGTAGATAAGCACATTGTTTGCTTCCCCACCCTTTACAGAGTGAATTGTATCTATTAAAATATTAGGCTCATTATTTAAAGCATCCTGTCCATACCTTTTAAGCAATCTAATGAAATAAATGCTTTGTCTTGGAGTAAAATTACGTTTTAAAACCCACCACCAAGCCTTAGTTTGATAATCATCAGTCATATCTAAGCCAGCCCATTCTCTTAAATCATTAAAGTCAAATTCTTGGTAATCTGGCATGTTTAACCAAAATTTCTGTGTTCTATAATCTGGATCCTTTAATTCCCTTATGTATTTGTACATGTTTTCTGCCGCTTTTTTACTAATCTTTCTGCTATTATTTATAGCAGTCCATGATTTTATGGCTTCCCACTGTTTTTCATCAAATGATTTGTTACCTTTATTATCCTTATAATATAGCCCCGCATCCTTTGCAGCAGCCCTTAATTCGTTAACTGTTGAGTGGATACGTCCCAGGACATACCAAGTGCCATCAAGCTCGTTAAAAGGCACTTCTCTGAAGTTTAAATAGCGTTTTACGGAGCTAGTTTTGCTATCATTATGGGTATAAACCTTATCTTCACTATCTAATATGCCTCTACGTATGATTTGAGCAAAATTGTATACTGCTTCACCAAATCGCTGTGTTTTGCGTAATACAACCTTTCTGCCAGGAAAGTATGTTGTAAAGTACTTTGGATCTGCCCCATTCCACCTATAAATAGCTTGATCATCATCTCCTGCAAGATAGATACGTTTTACATTATCACACATCTTATAGATGACTGACCATTGTAATGGAGTAAAGTCCTGTGCTTCGTCCAATATTAATATATCAA